CAATGGCCGCCGGGCAATAACTATCCGCCCCAATATCGAATGGAACCCGCCGCACGGCAGCAGAAAACACCGGGACGCAAAGAGGGCGCGACTCAAGTTCAAAATCGGTGGCCGCACAGTGTTTGCCCGTGAAGTTCACCAAAAAGCACGCCCCCCCCAGCCTTTCATTACCGACGCAGTTGACCGGCTCAGCAGCCGTGGATTCGGCTTTTTGCAGCCAATTTTGGAGCAGGAATTAAGCAAGGAAATGTCGGAGAAAATCGTTGACCAGATTACAGTCAACATTTAACCGTTCGTTGGCTGGACGGTTCTGCATTTGGCACGAACGCACAGAGCGGGATTGTTTTTGCCCGGTGTTCCGACATCGCGGCGACATAAATGATTGTAAGTTTTGGCAGTTGATTAAAGCTGGCAAAAGCCCCGTGGAGTATGCCAAGCAGATAAACGAGCGGAAACGCCGGGGCGTTGGCGTTTCCGCTCAGTAATCAATGCTTATCCCAACAGGCTAGCCAGCGAATGCAGCTCGCGCCATTCGCCGTTCCACGGCTTTTCAGCCACCGGCTCAATCGGGTAATCGTCGTATAACTGAATGCCGACCATAACCGTGGAGCCGTGGTATTTACTCCGGCGTGTTGCGGCGCATTTCGCGCCCCTCATCGTTTTGCAGTCTACCTGCTCCCAAAAACCGCGCTCACTGTGTATGTACTCCGTAACAAAAACTTTCATCGTCCCCTCCTTTACGGCATCGACTTAAATTCTGCCGTGTCCTCGTCACATTCCTCGCTGTCAAAAATTACATAACCAACAGCAATGTCGCCACCTGCGCCAATCTTGTATGCCGTTGTGTACCAGAACGGCTTGCCACCCATGCAGTCACCACATACATGCTCAACGTCAAAATGTGCGTCGATGTATGCACCGGCCACCTCGTGAACGCTGGCAACCAAACTTTCATCCGAGTTACCCATTGCCGCAGCAATCAGGTCTTCCAAGTCTGTGACTTCGGCAACCGGGTTCCGGTAAGGTGCTGCCTCAATCTCGCCATCAACGTAATTCAAGAACATTTCTTTCATTTTCCCCTCCAGTCTCCTTATGATTATGCCTCTATAAATTCAACGTGCTTAAACACGCTGATTTTCTTGCCGCCCGGCAGGTCTTTCGATTCGCGGCGGGTGAAGCTGTAAACCGGCTGGATACCGCGAGCCTTCAGCGCCCGCTCTAATGCGCCCATAAAAAACGGCGCACCGCCTATCATCGCATGCCAGCAGTCATTGCAGTCTGCGTGGTATACTGCAATGTCTGCCAATGCTGCGGCGCGGCTGTCGATGTCCGCCTTTGTCGGCGGGGCGTCGAAGGTCAACAGCTCCTTTACGAGCTGCTTGTTCTCCGGCTCGTAAACGCCTTGTTCCGGTGTGCCTTGATGCTGCGTTAAATTGAGAATGTTAAGAATTTTTTCCATTTTTCCCTCCTTGTTTTGTTGTGCTGTTGTTTATGTATATACTACAACCACGCAGTCATGTAAACAAAAAACAACTTTTTGCAACTTTTTTTCATCGGGCAAAAAAAGCGGCTGCACCGGAGAGGGGAGGCGCAGCCGCAACAGACGGGAGATGTCTAACAGCGTGAACAACGTATCATTCACGGCAATCTATGTCAACTTTCAAAATGGGCAACCGTGATTGTCCGGCAACGAGCGTGATACGGCGGCATTCCAACCGTGCCTTTTTTTACCGCCTTGGCAATAGCCTTATCGTTGCCCAGCTTTGCAGCGTCCTTGTCGCCCAGCCACGGCCAGCTCTTTTTTATTTTTTCTTTGTTCTTGGTCTTGCACGCCGCCAAATATCTGTCCGCCTGTCGTTGCAGGTAGATAGTTTCGATGACTGTGCCGTGCAACGCCCGGCATATTGCGCTCGTCCGGTTATCCAGTTGCGCCCGCACCACGATTTTGATGATACCGGCAGCATCATATCCAGACAACCGCCCGATTTCCCGAACTTTCGTCGCAGTGTGGTCTGCCAGCAAGTCATAATAATCATCACCGCTATCAGCCACGCCTCGAAACGCCACCTCAATTTTTTTTGCCAGTTGGTCACGAGTCAGTCCTTCCTCAAAATACTCGGTTAATTCGTCGTGCAGCGTGTCTTTGACGTTGTCTTCATAGTAGTGGTCACTCCAAAAAAACAAATCCTCCTGCAACGTCGCCAGACTTTTAACGTCAGGCGCACCAAACACCGGCTTGACACCAACCTCTGCAATCCCTTGTGCATAGGCAGCCTCAACGATTTTATCCAGCTCAGAGCGTGTTTCAGCCCCCAGCGGTGCGCCCATGTGTTTATCTGTGACAGCCAGTATCGCATCAACATCAGCATCGGTGGCATCGGCTGGCAGAGCCATCAGTTGTCGTCTGATTTCCGCCAATGCGTTCACCACTTTTTCGCTGTGAGCTTTACTTAATTCCGCCGCCAGAGCTTTCGCTAGAGCGTCAATGTCTTGCACGGTCTTTTTTTCAATTATCGCCCTGTCCAGTTCCGCGATTATTCGGTGCTTTTTTATAGTCCCCACAAGCTGTTTCCTCCGTATTGATTAGCGTTCCGCAGCGCCGACACTGACGGGTTCTGAACACCACGGTGTCGAATTTTCTGGTCATTATCACTAATGTTGCCTCTTTGCAAGCCGGACAAATCATTGCGTTATACTCCTCACTCCGGTTATGACATTTTTTAGGGACAATTCAAGGAACGCCCTACTCATGCCGTCCACCATGTCGTCGTGCGTCCCCTCCGGAAACGCCTCTAGCTCATACAGAAATTCCCGGTTCCACATGCCTCGCACCATGCAGATATTACCAGCCTCTGCCTGAGCAGACACCGGCATTGCCATCTCGACCTTGCCCTTTGTCGCCGGTATGAATCGAACCTTAAATCCGCGCAGTAGCCTTGTGATATGCAATTTTTGAGCTTTGCCAGCTTGCGCCGGGTCGGTAAAAAAGCACTGAACAACGTCCCGCCCATCTCGCCGTGCCGTGTCCAATATCAACCTTTCCACCTTGGCAGGTGTCAACTGGTCGCGCACGACGTTGGCGATACAGTAGCGGCCATCCTTGCCGACGCCCATCAATACGCCAGCGGTGTAATCAGGGTCTGGATTACTGGTTGATGGCTCAGTGCTTGCCAAGTCCCAGCCTCGCGCATACCGCCCCTCTATCGGGTCACGAACGAGGTCAAAATACTCGCTGCGGAAATACATCCCGGCGCTTTCGCGGATTTTCCAGTTGCCGCCCAACAACCGCTCACGCTCAACCATCGGCAGAGATTTAAGGTTGGCAAGATATTCGGGGTTTTTTTCCAGCAGCGCGGCATTGTCGTAGACGGTCGAATTGATGAACGTGCAGCTTTTTGGCGGGATAATTGAGCCGTCCGGTTTCTCGAACTGGTGGCCGTATTTGCCCATCAGCTCGTCGGCAGAATCACCCCATACCGGCGCATCGTTAATCATGTAGAACCAGCGCACAACGCCAGCCCGTTCGTCGATTGCCAGCCCTGTTTTCTGGTCAATCCACCAACTGATAAAATCCGCCACCCAGCTATCAGGGTCGGGATTGCATGTTGCCCTGATATACGGCTTGATGCCGCAGGTTGAGCGGTTACGGGACAGCATGTATGTGAATTGCCGCCATGTAAAATGAGTCAGCTCGTCGAACCCGATAAGTGGAATCTGCGAACCCTGCCAATCAAAACGGTTTTGCTCATATTGCATGTGAGCGAACGTGATTTTTGCCCCAGACTGGAATTTCCAACGCAACCGGCCAGCGTTTGGGATAGCATCAAAATGGCTATAAATTGAGCTGGATTCATCCCACAGCCCGCCCTCGTTTGTTATTTGCGGGGACGTGCGGCGGAATATAACAGCGCCGAAATCGCCGTTTTTAACGTGTCTCAGCGCCTCTATTAGCAGACTCCAGCTTTTTCCTCCGCCAGCCCCGCCCCCGTATATTGCAATATCCGCCGGAGTCGTTAAAAATAGCTCTTGTTTTCCAGCTTGCGGCTTAATCTCTGCCATTGTCCGGGATGTAAATCACCACCTTCGAACTACTACCATTTTCGCCATCGTCGTTGTCATCTTGCTGATTCACTTCCACGCGAGCTTGAGGCTTTCCAAACAGGTCAGGGTGCATTCGTTCCAACATCCACGCATCAGCTTGCCAACTGTCCACCGCTGCTTTGTCAATGCGTAGCAAGCGCCGCATCATTCCCTGCCTGATAGCGTCTTGCGCCTCCTTGACAAATTCGTTGTAGATTTTTTGCCGAGTCTCGGTGCCTTTTTGAAACCAGAGTCTCATTGTCTCGTAAGACACGCCCACCATCTTAGCCACAGCCGCTTTTGAGCAGCCCAGCCGAAATCCGTTCATAATCGCTTCGCGTTTCAGCTCATCGCAGAATGCCGGTTTATGCGCCATCGTCTTCTACAACCTCCCCCGCTCTTAGTCTAACAACATGCTGGCAGTGCGGGCAAACGAT